TCTTAACGACACCAACCTTCTGAAGCAGGGCATCCTTGAACCAGTTGTGCAGGATCAGCAGACCCTCGTTCTCCCGATAGAACACCCAGTTACAGTAATCTGTGGCCTGTTTAGCAGACTCCTCATCTTCAGCAGTCTTAGGCTCAAAATAGACAATATCCTCAGTAGTCGTGAATACTCGGATAAGTTGCGGCAATGCACCGTCAATAGCTTCAGCAACCTCACCAGTAACGATCTGGCTACGGCCTTCTACCTCATTACCATAGGGATTGCGAAGATAGTAATCCAACGCTCTGCGGCGTTCTTCAGTAGTCTCTGTCTCAATGTAGCCGATACTATTGTCTATTTCGGCTTCAAGTATGCCCTTGATCTGGCCTTCATCCATCTTCATAGCAAACCCTTGCAAGAATTTTGCTCATTATACAACCCATTTAGTATTGATAGGCAAGTCTGATGACCACGAATCATCGCTCTCGTCAAGCCCAATCGCCAAGTATCTGAAGGCATCCGAGTAGTGGCTAGACCAGTCGTGCAGTGGCTTATCGTAGAAGACCTGTTGCTTCTCGTTATATTCCCGCCGATAGTTGCGGATAGCGTCCAGACCAGGCTTAGTCTTATGATCGAACCAGCATCTAGGCAGCAAGCGCCGAACAGCCTGAATGCCATCAGCTATAGATAGTCGAGGCGCAACCGTAATGTCTAGCCCTGCCTCCTGCAAGACCTCCTTACGGCTGCGACCAGTGCCTAGCTCCCTTACCTCCACATCGTGCGGCAGTATCTGTGCAAAGCCTTCGTACCTGTTCTCTCTGAGCCATGATACATACCAGTCCAGACCGACACCGTGGTTTTCGACGCAATCGATAAGCCTAACCTCTTTGCCAGCAAGCTGAGTAATCCAGATACAAGTAGAATCGCCCATACCAAGATCCCAAGCAGCAAAAGACCGGCAAAGGTCATCCCTGTCAATAGTGGTAATACGATTTTTGGCTTCGAGATCGTTAATAATCTGACCATAATAACTACCCTCAACCGCTGCGTTAAAGGAACACTCAAACTCCTGCTGGTACTTGTCCTCGCCCATCTCTTTGCGAGCGCCCCAGAGTTCTTTGTCGCTGAGGATGCCTGTGTCACTAGCCTTGAACTCCAGTAGCTTCCAGCCTTCCGCTGTCTGTGCGCGATCCCTAAAGTCAGCAAAGTGGTTCTTACCCTTAGGCGTACCAATAAAGAGACACCACGTAGGAGCATCGTCTGAGTTCCTATCTGCTAGGGCTGGCCTGATGACCTCGTTCCAGATTTTAGGGTTTTGGTCTCCGATCTCATCCAGTACAACACCATCAAAGTATTGACCACGCAAGCTATCAGCGTTATCAGAACCATAAAGACTAATCCGTCTTCCCCAGAAGTCAACCCGTAGCTCCGAGATATTTGCAGTAGCTCCCAAAGGGCGAGTGAACTCAAGCAGATAGTCCCAAGCGACACGCTTAGACTGAGCGTAAGTAGGAGCAATATAGGCAAATCGTGGGTTTGGTTTCTTGCACTCAATGGCAGCCTTTATCAAGTGATTGATAGCGCTTACAGTCTTGCCCATACGACGATGAGCCACTACGACCGTAAACCTGTGGTTATCTACTGCCTCATGGATCTTTAGCTGCTGCTCCCTTGGCTTGTAAGCTATCTCGATTACTTCTGCCATGTAACCACGTGTTGTTGAGGAGCACCATCAAGGCCAGTAACCTCAGTTCTAGCCAACTTAGGTATGTGGTACTCACTGAGCTTCTGCATTAAGTCCAATGCCTTGCCAGGATCAGGCTTTAGACCATAGACTTCATCGCCCTCAGCCACCCTCTGTAGCCATCTATCCATGTAAGGCACGTTCTTTTCAAGCAATGTAGCAATAGCATTGCGTACTACTGCTGTACTCTTGTTAGGAACACCTGCTGGTCTACCCTTACCTGCATTAGTTAGGCCGGGGTATTTTTCTTCCTCAACTTTACTGTCATTTGTTTCCATAATTGCATTATCCTTTGGATGTCATGCTTAACGTTCTTCTTGTTGGCTACCTAGTAGTCCTGTACCAATTATAGGGGCTGCTTGGAATAGTGGTTGTCCTTTTGATACTCCTGCCTTCATCTCTGGAGTTATATCTAAGTAACGAACGCCAGTCATACCACTGCTACTAAACTTACTTCTGTCTTGACCAAGTTGTTCAAGCAAGTCTAAATCTTCTAATGCTTGTTTATCTGATTGAGTTCGTATTTTAGTTTCACCTACCTTAGCTCCCCATTTTTTACCGTATTTATTCAAAAATTCAGGATAGCTTTTATCGTAATATTGTTTCATTCCTTCACCGCCAATGGTTAAATCATCGCCTTTGATTACACCATCTTTTTTCTCAATAATTTGTTTAGCCATTGCTTTACCTAATACTTCTTCAACTGTTTTACCTTCTGCTGCGCCATCAATAAACTTACCATTAACTACTGTACCGCTAAATGTTTTATCATTATTTTTCTTTGCAGAAACTAAAATTTCTCCTTTTGTACCAATTGGCATAAAAGTTATTTCATCTACATTTTGTCTCAATTCATTTGAATATCTAGTAATCTGTTGTTTACCTGTTGTCAATCCGATACGATCATAGCCGTTCTCGGCTGCGTGTTGGATAGCTCTCTTTAAGGCTAGTTGATACCATGTGTCTTTAAATGGTGCGTCTGGTACGCCTCCTTTAGAAGCAACAAAAGCAGATTGTAATTGCTCATATTTAGCCACTTCTTCCGGCTGCATACGCTTCATAGTTGCATACATTGAAAGATTTTGTTCAGGGTTTAAGTCATATTTATCAGCTAATTCTTTTGAATATTGCCTAAATGCAGACTCAGAAGATTTTCCTTCTGCACTAACATATCCTTTTTCCCTACCAGCCTGATGCCAGTCGCTCTGTACTTCCTCAATTAGCAACATCTTCTTACCGTCTGCGTCTACTCTGTCATTGACTCGTAGATGGGCTAGGATATTTGGCTGGCTAAAATGTGAGGATCTATATTCATCTACATTTTTTCTGCTTGCATAAGCTATATCTGCCGCTGATAACTTCGCATCAGGGGCAGCCCCAAGAATAGACCTAGCCTCAGCTTCAGTTAATTGCTTTGCTGGCATAGTCAACAATAACTCACGATAGTTTTCACCACCTGGTAATTGCCATTGAGAATGTCTTGTTGGTATTGGTTCTGGTACTACATAAGCAGCATCAGCTTCATAATCCCTTTTATTTTGCAAATACCTTAATTTATTATCTATTTCATAAGTAACATTATGAGGAGTTCCATAACCTAAAGAATCCATTTGCTTATATAAAGCCTGTATCTCTGGCTCATATTTATCAAATACTGCTTTTCGTTTAGCAATACCTATAGGATCTTCTGCTACAGACTCACCTAATCGTACCTCTTTAACATTTACCCGATTATTAGCAATGTAATCCTGAACTTCCTGCTTGGTAACATTCTGCTTGCCTTTTAGATAATCATCCAGACCCATCCATTTAATCTCGTCAGCCCGTACATCTGGGCCTTTCATGATGTCATTAAGGAAAGCCTGACCAGTGGCAGATTTCCTCGGACTTGCCATTGCAGCCTGTTCAACAGCACTGTAAAAGCCAATGTCAGACTTTGGAGCCGCTTGCAATAATCCCGGCGCATCTTGAACAGACATCCCTACAGGCAGCCCCTTACCCGCTTTCAATAAACCTCTGCCAGCAGCTACGCCGCCAGCACCCAAAGCTAATGTATCTATTACATCCATCGTGTTAGGCGCTCTGCCCATACCTACATCGGTATATGCTTGTTGTGCGCCAGTTAAACCAAGCATATCAGCAGGTTGAATTGCCCTTAACAATTGATTCATATCCACTTGCTGAGACTGCAAACCACCGGGAATAACCTCACCAGTAGGCGCTTGCTTAGGAGCGAAGTTAAACCCAGTTGGGATAGTTACCTGTGGCTGTGCATTTGTTGTAGGGAATAATCGCTCAAGATTAAGAGGATTCGCAGCCACTACCTGTTGTGCATTAGGAAGTATTTGATTGAGGAATTGCCCTACTCGACTAGCACCACCAGCAGCCATCTGAGCAAAATTAGGGGCTACCGGAGTAACCGCCCCAGACACATTACGACTCAAGTTCTGGATAGACTGAGGCTGCATATTCATCTTCTGTTGGAACAGAATCCGATCTATCTCAGCTTGCGTCAATTGTCTGGGCATCTCAGCCATAAAATACCTCGTACATATCCGGCCTGTTAGCCTTTATCCACTCTCGCGGTTCCTCATGGCATTTCTTGAAGTCTGTGCCTACCGTCTGGCTTCCTGCATGATGCACATAAGCCCTTGACACAAAATGCCTAAATCCTGCCTGTTGCAGGTCATGGCATATTATATTATCGGAATACCAATTTGTACTAGGAAACTTAGCCGTATCCCATGCCTTCCTGCTTATGCTGGCAAATATTGGCGCGATTACACCCGTTTCCTTGATCTGCGCCTCACTGCGCCACCTTAGCCCTACCCGACTGTCATCCTCTACAGGGAACCTGATGTTTTGATCTGGCAATACATAGTCAGACCTAGCCCCCAAGATTCCGTAATTTAGGTCGTTTGATTCCAGAATTCTCAGATCCTCTGCCAGCAGCTTTATCGTATTCGGGTTCAGCACCACATCGTCATTACTGAGGATTACTGAGTCAAACTTGCCATGCTGGAATGCGTAATCTGTAGCCGTATTGTAGGCATCACCAAAGTTACTCGATAAATTAGGACTCCAAACTAGGTTCGGCAGGATTCCCTTAACCTTGTGCCAAAGCTCTAGGCTATTCCCAGATAGATATACAGGGATAGTTGGTGCGTAGATTCTGATGCTCTCCAGCAATACCGTTATGCCCGGGTTGTTTACCGTACAGATGACTATTGCTTGCATTACTTCTTCTTGTTTCGAGCAGAGATGGCTGCGGCTTTCTTCTTGGCATCGGCCTTGCTGCTAGCCCCCCATGCTCGTAAAGACAGTAACAGACGAGTAGGCTCACCATTGGGCTTCTTCTCCGGCCCCGGCATACCACCCATACGGGCTAGGAAACTGGCTCTACGGGGATTATCGCCAGACTTAACAGGAGCCTTCAGGTTTGAACCGGGATTCTCAGCCTCATAAGACCTGCGGCCCTTCTCGTTCAGACCACCCTTGGCATTCTTTCCTGCCTTCTTAGTCCAAGCGGCACTCATTTCTTCTTCTTTGCTTTGCTCTTGGCAGTACGGGAACCACGCATAGGCATAGATATTTCAATCTCAATCTTGCCGTTTTTACCGTTCTTGCCTTCTTTTTCTTCGTGCATACAATTCTTACCGCCCTTGCACTCGCCGCCCTTGCACTTAGGGCATGATTTCATACCTTTCATTTTTTAGCCTTTTTAGGTGGTTTTGCAGTCTTAGCCGCTTGCTTGAAGTCGGCCTTAGTCGGAGCGCCCTTAGTACCCGGTTTACGCATCTTCTCGCCAGAACCCTCAGCTATGCGCTTGCGCTTGGCAGCAATATTGCTGTAAAGACCGGGCTTCATTTCTTGCCCTTCTTCTTAGCCATGCCAGCTTGACTCAGTGCGATTGCTACCGCCTGTTTCTGAGACTTGACCACCGGGCCGCCTTTGCCACTATGCAGCGTTCCCTTGCCAAATTCCTTCATAACCTTGGCTACCTTCTTCTGGCCTTTGGTCTTCTTCATTGAGCAATTCCCCTAGCTGGTATTGAAGTTCCTGCTCCGTAACACCATAGGCTCTTTCAAAGGCTTTACGGCCTAAGCCGTGATAACCTGAGTTACCTCTGTGGTGTTCTGGGCAAAGCGGTATTACGTTGTCGTGCGAGTTCCTGACTCCCATCCCCAAACCCATACCTCGAATATGATGAATTTCGGCTGGAGTACCGGGATAACCTGCTCTGTAACAGATTATACAACCAATGTCAGCAACTTTTGACAAGTATTGCGCTTCTCTTTTACGCACGATTTTTACCTTCTAGCCGCTTGTGAACCAGCTTTACTAAGTCTTTTATCTGGTCTGGATAGTAGTACCAAAGGTTGCCAAACGACTGCAACCCGATTTCTTCAATGTCCTGATCCGTGAGCTTCTTTAGCTTTATTGGCAAGTTCTCTAGTAACGGCCTTTGCTGGATCATAGTCAGAGAAACCGTCTACATCAAAGCACTCAGGGCACTCAGTAAGAGATTCTTCTGTAAATGCACAATAACCTTTAGGTATCTCATCCCAGTAATCCACGAATCCACATTTGCAACATTGTGCCAAATTGCTATCATCTACAACATTATCGTTAATCATATTATCCTCCTATTGGGTTGCTCTATCCATACCTCTGTTAGATGCTTCCTGTGACCGCCACACGTCGATTCTGGCCTGTGCTGCTACCAACATCCACCTAAGTGTTTC